AACGGGCGACTCCGCGCAGATAGGCAGCTCAGGCGACTACGCGAAGATAGGCAGCTCAGGCGACTACGCGAAGATTGATATTTCGGGTAACGACAGTGTGGGCGCTGCTATTGGCATCGGCGGCATTATAAAAGGAGCAGTCGGCAACTGGATTACGCTTGCGGAGTGGGTATACGACGACGATAAACAGCGCTGTGCCCCTGTTTGCGTTAAATCAGCACAGATCGACGGCGAAATAATAAAGGCTGATACATGGTATAAGCTTGCGGACGGCGAATTTGTCGAGGTAGCCGATGAATAAATACACGATCATCATAGCCCAGGTGTGCGCGGCGCTGCTGGCGCTGATAGTCATGGTACTGCTTGCCCTTGACAAAGGGGGCAACAAGGCCGATGCGGACGGTGTGCCGCCCGAGGTTGATACGCACGGCCTGTGCGTAGTGGAAGTGGCAGAGCCTGAGTACGAGATGTACTTTACCGAGGCCGACGTGATAGCCCTTGCGCAGATGCTATACGGCGAAGCAAGGGGCTGCACCCTGTTAAATCAGCAGCAGTGCGTATGGTGTGTGCTTAATCGCGTTGACGATGCGCGTTTTCCTGACAGCATAATCGGCGTTGTGTCGCAACCGGGGCAGTTTTACGGCTATTCGGCTGATTTTCCCGTGTGGGATAACCTCTATGCCGTTGCGCTGGATGTTGTTCAGCGCTGGGCGGCGGAGAAACAGGGCGCAGAAGTTGTGCGTGAACTGGGCAGCGAATACCTGTGGTTTACGGGCGATTCAGTCGAAAATCATTTTAGGGCGGTGTATTGATGAAAATTCTTGAATTATTCGCCGGGACGCGGAGTATCGGCAAGGCATTTGAGGCTAAAGGTCATGAAGTGTTTTCAATTGAATGGAGCAAGGACTTTGAGAATATTGACCTTTATGCCGACATCATGACAGTCAAGGCCGAAGACATCCTTCAGAAGTTCGGCAGACCTGATGTGATATGGGCAAGCCCTGATTGCAGCACATTCAGCATAGCAGCGATAAGTCATCACCGCAGAAAGAACCCTGACACCGGAAACCTTGACCCGGTAAGCGAATATGCGAAGTTCTGCGATGCGGTTGATCAGCATGTTTTACGCCTGATTTCAGCATTATCCCCAAAGTATTGGTTTATCGAAAATCCAAGGGGCGGTATGCGGAAGATGACATGGATGCAGGGACTTCCACGGTACACGGTTACATATTGCCAATATGAGCTTGACAAGCCTGCTGAACAGCGCAGGATGAAGCCTACGGATATCTGGACAAACCATCCTGACCCCCAGTTTAAGCCGATGTGCAAAAATGGTGACCCTTGTCATGCGGCAGCGCCGAGAGGTTCACGCACTGGAACACAGGGCTTGAACGGCAGCAGAGAAAGAAGCGTTATCCCTGCTGCGCTGTGTCAGCATATCGTTGAAATATGTGAAGAATTATGCGTCGACCAACAGTAAACAAGCCCTGCCCGTATTCCTCAAGCTGCTTTAGCTGCCCTTGCAGTGATTGCAGAATATCCGGGATGGATGCGGTGCAGATTAACCAGATTGATTTAGGATTTTTGGAAGAAAGGAAAGCAGAAAATGATAATCACACGTAAAAAGTTTGAAGAAGCAATGGCGAAGGTTCGCGCCGAGGAACAGGCAAAGTATGAAAAGTGGGCAAATGAGTGCGATGAAAAACGCTTGAATGATGAGCGCATAAACGAGCTTGATAAGCGCATGAGCAGAGCTTTCAATGATATCGCCCGTAGGCTTACCGAACTCGAAAAGCAAACGACTGCGCCACATGCGGTCGCGGCATACCCGTACGGTTATTGAGGTGGCTATGACAGAGAAAGATTTGACAATCCAAGACCTTCGGCGTGAAAACGAATGGCTGAAAAAACGCATAGAACTTGCGGAACGGAAACTTGCGGAAACTGAAAAAAACAACGACAACGACCGCTTGACCGAGCACATCAGAGAACTGCTGAAAGCCGACAAGGACGGGCGCGTAGTGGTGAAGCCGTGCAAGGTGGGTGACACGTTATTCAGAGTGTTCGCCGGAGAAATCTTAGAGCACAAAGTCGTAAACATGAGATACCTCGCAATACAGGGACGGTGGGACATTGATACAATCCCGTTCTGCTCATACGTGGAAAGTTCCATAGGGAAAACGATTTTTTTGACCCGAGAAAAAGCGAAAGAGGCGTTGGAGGCAAGGAAAGATGGCGACAAAACTGATCTGTGACCGCTGCGGCGCGGAGATAAACCCAAAGGGCTCCGTGATCTATGCAGGAATGCGGCGGCATAACATGAGCAGAAACGAGACCGACTATGATCTGTGCGTTTCGTGCGTGCACGAGCTGCGTGCGTGGCTTAGTGGAAAAGAGAACGACCATGGCTGAATACATAGAACGTGAAGCGCTGTTACATGACATCGAACAATCGGTGGTATACACGGTAAGAGAAAAAATAACGAGCGCAGAAATGCGAGGCGCTCGCAAAGTTATCGAGCGCATTAAGTGTGCGCCTGCTGTCGAGCCTATTTATATTCACGAACCGACAAAAAGCGAGTTTAAGCGCATGGCGGCGCAGATGGGCTATGTCCTGGTAGTGCGGTGTAAGGACTGCAAGTATTACAAACCGGATGAATACGAATGCGGATGTGATTATGGCTTACCGTGTGTAAAGGCTGACGATTTTTGCAGCTATGGAGAAAGGCGGACTGACAAATGAAAGAAATGGTTTACAAGTCTGAGCGCTGTGATGCTGAATTGCTGGCTTGCGATACGTATAAGGGATTTGATTACTACGTTGTAAGCCGCGGAATGCATCCGTGCGCGTATGTCGATATCAAGCATTACGATAAGGCGATTAACGCTAAAACGATTAACTGCCATGGTGGAATAACGTATTCCGAAAGCACGCTGGATGCGGCAGATCACGACGGTTGGTTCATTGGATGGGGTTATGCACAAGTTTTAGACTATTTCGGATGTTATCGCGATGCCCCGGACACGCGAACGTATCGGCGCTGGACAACCGCCGAGATGGTTGCTGAATGCAAGCGCGTTATAGACCAAATCTGCGAAAGGCGGTCAGACGCCGACGTTGCGCCGGTGGTGCGCTGCCAATGAGCAATGGGACGAGTTAATAGAATATTCTCGGCATGCGACAACCGGCGCGGTGATTGCATGGGCTTGCGAATACCTCGATACGCAACTGCCGCAGGAGGTCGCGGAGACTATTGAGGCGGTACGGTATCGCTACGCAACGCCCAAAGCGACAGAAGCAGCACCGCAGCCCGAACCGCCAGCAGAGCCGATTGACAACACGGCGGCGGCAATCATCAAACTGCTTGAAAAGCTCGATGAGGCAGTGAACACCATAACCGAAGCTGCTGACGATATATGCCAAACGATATCGACGGCGCGGAAGCTCAACGAGGACTGCATAAACGCAAACTTTGATGTGCTGGCTAAGACGGTCCGCGACGGCGTTGAAAGCGTTAAAACGACGATAAGAAAGGGGAGGAATTGACAATGAGATTTATCTACACAGACTATATGCCTAATCAGTTTGCCATACTGCCTGCTATTGGCGTTATAAAAAAGCAGTACGGCATATATCGTTACCCTTACCGCCTTAGTATTATATGGGGCTTTTGGGGTATCAGTTTTGGCTTAGGAAAAGCCATGGATTGGAAGGAAACTGACAATGCGAACACGTGAAAAAACCAAGCGCTGCATTTATAGCGATAGCTGCTTTAAATGTCCGCTAAGCGATTGCAGGATGAACACACCGGCGAAGTTGAATTGCCTGCCGCTGGACTTTGAACCGTATACAAAGCGATTTAAGGTGGTGACTAAGCATGGGTAGAAAACAATCGGGGTTTGCAAAGCGTATACGGCACGAATTCGACATAGAGATGCAGCTTTATGTGAATAACCGTATGCAGATGGCCGAAGACGCGGCGTTTATGGCCGCTAATGATATTTTGGGCTTGGGCGCTGGACGCGCTAAGGCGTTCGGCGAAAGATTCGTTATGTATGTAAACGAAATTGCCGAACTGTTCGTAGAAGACAGCGTGGGCGATAAAAGCCTGGAATATTCAAAAACCGTCCTTGACCGGACGGGGAACGCAACGTCGACAAAGGCATACCCCAGCATAGCTTGATAGACAGCGGCATACGGCATCTTAGCCTGTACATACAGGGCGACGCGGAAGCGCATCACCTTGTAGCGGCGCTGTGGAATATAGCGTGGGCTGTGGAACAGGAAATAAAACGGCCTGAAATGGTTGATTTGCCCGAACGCGGCGAACATTCGGGCATAGCATTTTGAAAGGATGGGAAACATGAAAAAACTACTATACGCAATACGTAAATGGCTGATTGATATTCTGGGCGGTGTTCCAATGTGTTTTTATGACAGCATGGCCAGTTTGGCAAACCATTTCAACGAGCAAATAAATGATTACCGCATAGCAATCCGTGAGATATGCCGCCGTAGCGATAACACCTATTACGACTGGTGCTGCGATCAGTGCGCTTGCGACTGCGATAAGCGTAACGGCTGGTGTGCTGCTTTTGCACCCAAAGAATTTACAAAGGTATATAGCCATGACTAACGACTGTAAAGGCTGCACAGTGCGCCGCATAGGCTGCCACGCCAATCGCAGCAGCTATCAGGCGTTTCGCGCGGAGAACGATAAACGCAAGGCGGCGGCGCGGAATGAATACCCGGCAAGGGAGCTGCTGGTGACCGGCTACATAAAACGCGCAAGGGCGGTAAAGACATTTACAACTAAAAAATGTTGGAGGTATCGCGGAACATGATAATCCAAAGTCAGTGCGAAATGATGTTAAACCACATGCGCGAACACGGCAGCATAACAAGCCGCGAGGCCATGTATGACTACGGCATAGGCAGGGCATCTGGGCGCGTGTTTGATCTTCGCAAGCGCGGCTATGACGTTGAAACAACGATGGAGACCGGGCTTAACCGTTACGGCATCCCGACGCGATACGCGAGGTACACGCTGCATGAGGGGCGCTGACGGATATTATGACAGCCGGGCAAAATGCCCGTTTTGGTCAAAAGGCTCGGCACGTGAGAACAAGATATTTTGTGAAGGCCCATGCGGTGACGCGAGATTGCAGCTATGGTTTAAAGGCGACGAACAAAAACGCCGGGTATATGTGTCAAAATACTGCTGCACTCAATATGCCCAATGCCCGGTCTACAAGATCACATTAGCGGAAAAATACTAAAGGGTAGCGCATTAAGCGTTACCCTTGTTTTTTTATGTGCAGCAAAAAAGTGCGCAAGGTGGGGCTGATTAATGCAGCGCCACCTACATTATTATAAAAGCATGAGTAAATGGGATGATATCAAAACTGAATACATCACTACGGACATAGGAACAAGGCCGCTTGCCGAGAAACACAACGTTTCTTACAGCACCCTGCGTAAACGCGCAGAACGTGAAAAATGGGCGCAGAAGCGGACGCAGTATAGCGCGGCCAAGGGCGCAGACCGTATCAAAGCACAGTTGGAGATTGACTATCAGGAATACAAAAGCCTGTTAGAGGCCGCCGGGCTGCTGTCAAGCAAGCTATGCAGCGCTGTAGCGCAGTTAACGGATGCGGATATTATCAAGGATAAACGCGGCCTGAAAAGCCTTACAGGGGCAATGAAAGACCTTGCAGAAATTCAGGGCGTTAAATCCGATGCTGACAAACGCGAGCAGGAAGCGCGAATTAAAAACCTTGAGCGCCAGGCGGCAGGGGAAGCACAGCCGGAGCCGGTGCGCGTTATCATTGCCGGTGCCGATGATTTCTGCTGTAAATAACCATGCCTGAATACAAAATCGATTACCTAAGCCCTACACAACAGGAATTTTTAAAGGATAGGGCACATGTTGTGTTCTTTGGCGGCGCACGCGGCGGCGGCAAAAGCTTCGTCCTGCGTGCGTCGGCGGCGCTGTACTGCTTTAAGTTCGCGGGGATAACATGCATGATCGTGCGAAAAACGTACCCGGAGTTGCAGGAAAACCATATAGTGCCGCTGACACGCGATCTGCATTGCTATGATGCTGATAAATCACAGCGCATGGCGAGCTATAACGATCAGAAGAAGGTCATTACATTCCCGAACGGCAGCAGAATATTGTTTAGGTACTGCGATACCGACAAGGATGCAGAACGCTTTCAGGGCACAGAAACGGATATTCTGTTTTTGGACGAAGGTACCCACCAAACCGAAGAACGGTTTAGGAAGCTCTCGGCCTGCGTGCGTGGCGCGAATGATTTCCCGCGGCGGATATATGTTACATGTAACCCCGGCGGCGTGGGTCACAGTTGGGTGAAACGGCTGGCGATAGACCGCGCCTATACCGATGGGGAGAACCCGGAGGACTATTCATTTATTCAAAGCAAGGTCACGGACAACAAGCCGCTGATGGATGCAGACCCTGATTATATCAAAAAGCTTGAAGCCCTGCCGCCTAAGCTGCGCAAGGCATGGCTTGAGGGCGAATGGGACATATTCGACGGCGCATTCTTTGAAGATTTCAGAACGCGCCCGGATGCGCAACTGTGCGCAAAGGCAGGGATAACGCCGGAAGAAGCTATAGCACAGCGCAGATTTACGCATGTTATACCGGCGTTTGACCTGAACGAAGGTGCTGCACGTGGCTGGACGATATACAGGTCATACGACTTCGGCTATAACAAACCATTCAGCTGCGCGTGGTGGGCTATCGACTATGACGGCGTACTGTATCGCGTTTTGGAGCTATACGGCTGCACAGATACGCCAAACGAAGGTGTAAAGTGGACACCCGACGAGCAGTTTAAGCGTATCCGCGAGACGGAGCAGACGCACCCATGGCTTAAAGGGCGCAAGATACTTGGCGTTGCTGACCCGTCAATATGGGATGTGTCGCGCGGCGTGTCGGTCGCGGAGACCGCCGAAAAATACGGCATATACTTCGACCCCGGCGACAACAAGCGGCTTGCAGGCTGGATGCAATGCCATTATCGACTGCAATTTGACGATAACGGTTATCCGCGCATGTATGTATTCGACAACTGCAAGGCGTTTATCCGTACTATACCGCTGCTGATGTACGACGAACATAAACCGGAAGATTTGGACACGTCGATGGAAGATCATTGCTTGACAGGCGACACATTGGTACTAACCGGCAACGGTTACAAGCCAATTGAAAGCCTTGTTGATACATGCGGTACCGTGCTTTCACATGACGGGCAATATCACAGATACAACGATGTACGCCTTACAAGGGAAAATACCCATATATTAAAAATAACATTAGAAGACGGAACAACGGTTAAATGCACTGATGACCATAGGCTTATGCTGGCAAATGGCGAATGGAAAACTGCAGGCGAGCTTGTGGCAGGTGAGGAGGTAATGACGATTGAATGTGCAGGTCATAAGCGACACGATACAGAAGTTTAATGGTTTTTCGTACTATCTTTGCGGCGCGTATTATCAGCGAAAAGGAAAGCGACTACATAGAACGGTATGGGAATACCACAACGGCGAAATCCCCAAAGGATATCATGTGCATCATATAGACGGTGACAGAGCGAATAACCAGATAAGCAATCTTGCTCTGCTTAAAGGACATGACCATTTGAGCGGACATATGTCATCGCCTGAGCGAAAAGAACAATCGCGTGAATGCATAAAAGAGGCAGTAAAAGCTGCTGCACAGTGGCATGGAAGCGAACAGGGAAATAAGTGGCATTCTGAGCATATGCACGAATATTGGCGTAAAGCGCCTTTAAGGACATACATATGCGATAACTGCAAAAAGGAATATCAAAGTAAGGCGGTTCGATATATCGGCAATCACTTTTGCTGTAACAACTGTAAAGCTGCGTTCCGGCGGAAGAGGCAAAAGAATGAAAATAAAGAAAATTGAGAGAGTAGGAAAAGCCGATGTTTACAACATGGAAGTCGAGGGCACACACAGTTTCGTGATACAGGGCGGCATTGTCAGTCACAACTGCTCCGACGAATGGCGATATATGTGTATGACAAGACCGATAAGCCCGATAATACCTCAAAAACCGAAAGTCATATTGTCAGACCCACTGAACCAATACAAAAAGGATGGATACAAAGCAAATGGATATCACTAAGGACACTATACGCGCAGACGGCAGCAAAGCGCCTGAGCTTGGCAGCGTTGAAACTGCGGCGCAGATGCTTGGCATAAAACCCATTGGGGAACAGCAGATACAGGATTTGATGCAGACACTGAACAAATATCGTGCAGGGAAGAAGACGGTCGATAGCCGTATCATTGCGTCGGAAAACTGGTGGAAGCTGCGAAATGACGTCGAAGAAGACAAGGACGGTCACGCAAAGCCGGGGTTTAGAAGCAAAAGCGGCTGGCTGCATAACGTAATCACAAACAAACATGCCGACGCAATGGATGCATACCCCGAGCCTAACATACTACCACGAGAACAGGGGGATAAAGCAGAGGCGGCTATGCTGTCTAAAATAATCCCTGTTGTGCTGGAAAAGAACCAGTTTGAGACTACCTATAGCAAAGTTATGTGGTCGAAGCTAAAGACCGGCACAGGCGTGTACAAGGTCATATGGGATAAGAACAAGATGAACGGCTTGGGCGATATCGATGTGCGCAAGTGCAACATCCTTAATCTGTTCTGGGAGCCGGGAGTCGAGGATATACAGCAGTCAAAGTATTTCTTTGAGGTCGATTTTCAGGACGAAACCGAAGTCCGCGCCATGTTCCCGGGCGAGCTGCCGGAGGGCAAGAACATACCGCATGATTTTATAACCAGCAAATACAGCTACGATGACCATGTAGACACTACGGACAAAGTACCCGTTATCAGCGCGTACTATCACAAAAACGGCGTGCTGCACTACATCCTGTTTGTCCCCGGCACTGTGCTTTACGCGACGGAAAATGACCCTGACCGTGCAATGGCCGGCTGGTATGACCACAGCAAATACCCGTATGTGTTTGACACGCTGTTTCCCATTGAAGGCAGCCCATGCGGATACGGCTATGTAGACCTGTGCAAAGCGCCGCAGACGGAAATTGACCTGATGAAAACGGCGTATGTGGAAAATGCAATGGTCGGCGCAAAACCCAGGTACTTTAAGAAAGCCAACTGCGGCGTGAATGTTGAGCAGTTTACGAACCTGAATGAAACCATCATAAACGTCGAAGGCAGCTTAAACGACGATAACCTAAAGCCTGTTACGCACGATAACCTTGACGGCAACTATATAAGCATGCTGCAGCTTAGCATCAACGAATTGCGCGAAACCAGCGGCAACACAGAAACCGCAACAGGCACGACAAGCAGCGGAGTAACGGCTGCAAGCGCAATAGCGGCATTGCAGGAAGCCAGCGGCAAAGGCAGCAGAGACAGCACCAAGGCAAGCTACAGGGCATACAGCGAATTAAACTATCTTGTCATAGAGCTGATAAGGCAGTTTTACGATGCGCCGCGTCAGTTCCGCATTCTGGGCGACGGCGGCGAGGAATTGTTCTTAAGCTATTCCAACGAGCACATAAAGCCGCAGACACAGATGTTTGCCGGATACGATATCGGGCAGCGTGTGCCGGAGTTTGATATCAATGTCGTTCCGCAGAAGCGCACGGCATACACCAAGATGTCAAATAATGAATTGGCTTTGCAGTTTTATAACCTCGGCTTTTTCAATCCGCAGCAGACAGACCAGGCGCTTGCATGCCTTACGATGATGGATTTTGACAGCATCGACAACGTTCGAAAGACCATCAAGCAGAACGGCACACTGTTTGACCGATTTAATACGGTACTGCAAGTCGCGGCACTGCTTGCGGCCAAATGCGGTGATGCGCAGTCGCTTGCACAGATACAGGCTATAGCACAGCAGGCTAACGTACAGATCAGCACACCGCAGGCGAATATACAGATTGCAGAAGACCCTGCCAAGCGCGAACATGCGCAGGTGTCTAACGCCCGGGCAAAGACGCGCGAGGCGGCAATGCCCGATGGAGGATATGCAACGACATGATAAACGTATGCGTAAACAGCACCGGCAGCACATTCGAATTAAAAATCGAAGGGCATGCGCGGTCTGCGCCCAAAGGCGAGGATTTGATATGCGCGGCTGCGACAATCCTTGTGCGCACGGCAGCGGCTATTTTGCAGGAAAGTTCCAAAGATATCACGGAAATTGATATATCCGACGGCAAAGCGCGAATAAAGCTGACTGAATATGACCCTGTGGCGGTCATTGAAATGTCGGTAATAGTCAAGGGCTTTGTGTTGCTGATGCAGGAATACCCGGAATACATAAAAATTTTCACAGAAACTGAAAAAAATGCGCAAGGTGGGGCTGAAAGCAAAGCATAAGTAAATGCTATGCTGAAAACGTGGGTTGCATGAGACAGCAAGTTCACCTCCTTTAAGATGCCGCCCCGGCAGACGGCGGCTGTAATAGTCTGCTTTCTCCTTTCTTGTGGGCGGAGTCCCCCCTTCTCCGCCCCTTTTGTATATCGCCTTAGTTTAACGGTAAAACGCTCGGAGAGATAGAGATGCAGGTTCGAGCCCTGCAGGCGGTACGACGGACTTGTCCACCTACGGGCAAATAAATAGGAGGCATGTAAATGCACAACAAATTCAGTTGGCTGCAGCTATTCGCGGACGGTACCGGCGATGGCGGGGCAGCCACTTCGGGCGAAACATCTGCCGCCGCCGGGCAGAACACGGGCGTTAATGTGTCTGTTGCCGCCGAACAGACAGCACCGAAAACCACGGCTGACAGGCTCGCAGAGCTTGGAGTGCCTAAGGAAAAACTCGGACGGGCGAAATATGGCAAGGCTGTTAATCAGCCTAAAGCCGATGCGCAGGCCGCCGCTGCGCCAAAGGAAGCCATAGAGGCAGCAGAGACTAAAGATACAGCAAAGCGGCTTACATGGGATGAAATCATGGCAGACCCCGACTATAACCGGGAGATGCAGAAAGTAGTCTCGTCGGCAAAGACAAAGTACAAGGCGGACGCCGAGGGGCTTGAGAAGCTTGCTCCGGCGCTGCAGCTGCTATCCAAAAAGTACGGCGTAGACTCGGGAGATTATGACGCAATCGCAAAAGCGGTCGCGGATGATGACGAGTATTACGAAGACCGTGCGATGGAATTGGGTGTATCGACCGAGGTAGCAAAGCAGCTCGAGCGCTCCGAGGCTGTGGCAAGAGCGGCAGAAGCGCAAAAGCAGCAGTTTATCAACGAGCAGAAGCTTATGGAGCATCTGGGCAAGATGAACGCGCAGGCCGTTGAGCTTCAGAAAAAATACCCCAACTTTGATTTGCGGAAAGAGCTGGACAACCCTACATTCCGACGCTTGACCGCGCCTGACCTGATGTTTTCCCTCGAGGATGCATATGAACTTGTGCATCGAGATGAAATAAAGGAAAGCATACGGCAGGCAGCGCTGAAAGCATCGGTGCAGCAGGTGTCTAATGCTGTGCAGTCGAATAGATCGCGCCCGAGTGAGGGCGGCGTTCCCAAGTCCTCTAACGCTTCCATTCAGACGTTTGATTACAGAAACGCCACACGGGAGCAGAGAGAGGCGTTGAAAGCCCGGATCAGATCGGGTGAAAAGATATATCCCGGGCAGTTTTAAGCCTTGAGCGTTTCCGCGTGGCCTATGACCATGAAAGGAAACGATATGATCAATTTTAATTGGATTCAGATTTTCGCAGATGCAGGCACCGTTGTTAACACCCTTGTTAGCAACGGCACCTCCAACTACACCAACGCATACACCGGCGAGGCCGTCGCGGCCAGCCCTGCCACTAACACGATGGCGCCCGAACTTAAGACGTTCTATGACACTGAGCTGCTCGAAAATGCCAGAGTTGAGATGTTCTATGCGCAGTTTGGCCGCAAGCAGAGACTGCCCAAGAACGGCGGCACCACTGTTGAATGGCGTAAGTTTAACACCTTTGCAAAGGCGACTGAGCTTAAGGAAGGCGTTATCCCCACCGGTCAGCAGTTTGGCGCAACTAAGCTGACTGCATCTATCACGCAGTATGGCACTTACACCTCTATCACCGATAAGCTCGAGATGCGCGCATATGACGATGTCATTCTTGCAGCGACCGAGGAAATGGGCGCATCCGCTGCGGCTACTCAGGAAACCCTTATCCGTGATGCGCTGCTTGTCGGTACTAACGTAATGTACTGCGATAACGTCACCGAGGACGGCACTAAAGTTTCTACTCCTACTTCCCCGGCAACCATGGGCGCAGGCGGCACTACTTCCAGCGGCGGCAGCTCGACTCCTGACGGCTGGGCACTGCTTACCCCCACCATGGTAAACAAGGCCGTTACTAAGCTCAAGAAAGACCGTGTGCCCAAGATAAACGGCAAATACTATGCTGTTATCCATCCCTCTGTTGCATATGACCTGCGCCAGAGCAAGGAATGGATTGAAGTGCATAAGTATGCAGCTACCTCCGAGATCTTCAACGGCGAAATCGGCGAGCTGCACGGCTGCCGCTTCATCGAGGATACCTATGCACCTATTCTCGGCGCGAGCTACAAGTATTCCAGTAGCGCTACCTACAAGAATAAGTCCGATGGCGTTACTTATGCGACTTACTTCTTCGGCAAGGACGGCTTTGGCATTATCGACCCCGAGGGCGGCGGCCTTGAGATGATCGCTCATGACAAGGACGAAATCGGCGGTCCTCTTAACCAGTTCAGCACCATCGGTTACAAGTTCGAGACCAACGGCGCAACTATCCTTTACCCTGAGCGCGTACTCCGCGTGATGTCCGTCAGCTCGTATTCCGCGACTGACGAGGAAAACAAGTAATTATCCCGGGAGGGGCGGAACACTCTGCCCCTCCGCCTGAGAGGAGCAAAACATGGCTAAAAAAACAGATGATGAAAGAGTTGAAATGTTTATACCGAGAGGCGACAGAAACAGTGACCCCGATCTGTTTGTATCGATAAACGGAAAAAACTATCTGCTGCCCAAAGGCAAAACAAGCCTCGTTCCGAAAGAAGTAGCGGACGAGATCGAGCGCTCAAACTACGCTCAGCGCATGCTTGACGAGCACATCGACGAGATGAAGTTTGCCGCGCACTAATTAATATCAAAAATAACAGCCGCCTCATGGCGGCTATTTTAATAGGAGAACAATATGACAATTGCAGAAGCAATAGACATTACCGATAAGCTTACGCCTAACGCATACGATGAAACCGAAAAGGTACGATGGCTGCTGACTATTGATCAGATGGTGTATACAGACCTGATAGCCACGCACGAGGGCGCGGAGAGGTTTGAAAAGCCCGAGTATGCAGCAGAGGACATAGCGACCGACTTGCTGGTTCCTGAGCCGTATGCAGAGGATATCTATATTAATTACCTACAGGCCAAGATAGCGCAGCAGAACGGCGAGGATGCCAAGTACAACAAAGCCGTTCTGTTTTACAACGACGGTTACACGCGATTTGCGCAGGCGTATGACGCGGCGCACAGGCCGATGCCGAAACTGACGCATTTCAGATTTTAGGAGGACGGCATGCCGACATATATAACTATACCCGAAAGCAGCACGGTTGAAACAGTCGTTGATACCTTCGGCGGCTATAACCACAACTACAAAATCGGCGACGGCGAGTTTTACGATATGCAAAACCTCACGAGCGATTACTACCCGCTCATGGGTAATCGCGATGCAAGGAGCATTATAGCTGCCGGGAAATTTACCGCGATATACGGCATGATCGCCGACGTTGACTCAAATCTTTACGTTGTCGGCAAGACCGCCGATAGCGGAGTCGGGATTTACAAAATCTATCGCGGCACCGGTACATATACCACAACCAAAAAGGTTTTATTAACGGTAGATGGTGTGGTAGATAACTCAATCAGCATATCGGAAAGCACAAAGCAGATGATGTTTTTCTCCAATAAGCTCGTTATTTATCCCGATAAGCTGAGTATTCGAAGCGAGAGCGGCACGGCAACAGATACAACGGAAAATCACGAGTATGAAAAGCTGTATAAGTCTATCGAGGCGACGGCCACGACGGATACACCGATAAAATTTACGGCTTGCACAGAAGACGGCGAAGCAGTGACCTTTACCAAGAGCGCAACAGCGCCGTCCAGTCCTAAAACGGGTGACTTGTGGCTTGACACGTCGAGCACCGATACCGGCGCGGTGTGGAAAAAGTACATTGCCGGATCATGGGCTAAGACAAGCGACATAAAGGCACGTATCGTTTTGCCGATGGGTACGATGACCGAAAAGGCAATAAACAAAATCAGTATCGATAGCGGCGACACGATAGAGATATCTTTTACCGACGCGACGTTCTCCGAGGGCGATAACTCGGCAAAGTTTGAAGGGCAGCACACTCCGACAAAGCGAGTTATCAATAAGACCAACGAGACAACGGCGGCCGATGGCTCAAAGTCGTATACAGTCGAGCTTATATATGTGTTCGTTGATATCGTAACCGGAGACTTTAACCAGACAGCAGGCAGCATAAAGCTTTATAGGGATGCGCCAGACCTTGACTTTGTTGTGCAGGCGCAAAACCGCATTTGGGGATGCAGATATAACTATGAAGCATCCGAAGATGCCGAGAAAACGAATGTAAATGAGATATACGCATCAAAGCTTGGCGACGAGACCCGATGGTCAACCTACAAGGGCGTTAGCACCGACGCATACCGTGCATCTATAGGCACTCCGGGCGCTTTTACAGGCGTGGCTAACATCGGCGGCAACCTGATTTTCTTCAAGGAAAACTGTTACCACAAGGTCTATATATCCAGCTCCGGCGCACATCAAATCATAGATAAGACCGTGCAGGGCGTTCAGACGGGGTGCAGCGGTTCGGTCACTGTGATAGATGATGTTTGCTATTACAAGTCTCGCGGCGGCGTGATGGCGTTTGACGGCACTCAGGCATATGACATCGGCGCGCCGCTCGGTAACGTGTATTACGTTGCGGCCGAGGGCGGCAGTGCAAACGGCAAGTATTATCTATCCCTCAAAGACACAAGCGGCAAATGGTCGCTGTTCGTGTACGACACAAAGCGCGGACTGTGGCACAAGGAAGATGAAAAGCACGCGCTTGCATTCTTCTCGATTAACAATGAAACATTCTTCGTCACCGAGGACAGCAACGGATACGCAATAAACCTTATATCCGACTACACGAAAACAGGCAATGAAGAAGCCGCATTTGAGTGGGAAGCCATAACGGGCTTGCAGGGCTATAACTACACCGGTCAGAAGTACATAAGCCGCTTTAATCTGCGCATGATGCTGCCCAAAGGCTCGGAGATGATGATCTACATCGAATACGACAGCTCCGGCGTTTGGGAAAAGCAAGGCCGCATAAAAGGACAGGGCACGACAACATTCATGGTTCCTGTCAAGCCTAAGCGCTGCGACCATTTCAGAATAAAGCTCTCGGGGCATGGCACGGTGCGGCTCTACAGCTTTAGCAAGCAGTTTGAGGGAGGTACGGATATCAAATGATAGTAATACCTCAGCCGCCTCGAATTTTCGGCACATCCGAGGAAAAGGTAACTCAGCTGCACCGATACACGGCTCAGCTCGCCGAAAGCCTCTCGGTGTGGCTGAACGTCGAGGGCGCGACAAGCGACACAAGCAGCCAGGCGAGCACGAGCGTTGTTGTTGCTGAGGTCTCATCCGACAGCAACGTTGCTTACGGCACATTCCAAATGACATACGGCACGGAGAGCGACACGTCGGTGAGCGTGAGCTTTGGAAGCAAGGCGAAGTTTGCAGACAAGCCCGTTGTTATCTGCTCTCAGCCGTTTTCAGACCGCAATATAACGATAAAATCCGACAACGTTAGCAAGACCGGCTTTACCGCCTCGCTTCCCAAAGCGGACGAGGCCGGGAGCTGCACGGTGATGTACATAGCAGTCGGAAAAGCACAGGATTAACGGAGGGTTTATATGCCTACATGGAAAGCATGGAAAGACGAGAATAATAACGTATTTTATTTTGACAATGATCACGACTACCAAGCGGACATAAATGCAGCCGTTGCAAAAGGCGACACGGCGGCAGCAGCTAAAGCATGGGATTTGAGGCGCGCGAAGGGAGAGGCTAACGGCCTTAATCTTAATATGGGCAATGCAAACCCCTATGGAACCACCGGCGGTACCTACAACGGCACAAGCTACAGCAATTCTATAGACTACGGTCTCAGCGCCGATGCAAAGTTTGCTGCCGGAGACATAGAGGGCGCGAGAGAGGATGAGCGAAAAGGAAACGCAAAAATCCTCGGTAATAACATGAATTTAGAGCTTCGCAACAAATATGGAAGCTACAGCGACACCGGCAAAGACACACCATCGACGGATTATAATTCCAAGTATTCCGAAGATTTGGACAAAATCCTTGCCTCTATTACCGACGCAACAACTAATGCTCCGACTATTTCCATGCCGGGATATTCTGCACCGACGTACAATCCACAGTATGACGCGCAGATAGACGAGCTTTTGAATAAACTGCTCAACCGTGAAGAGTTTAGTTACAACGAAGAGCTTGACCCGCTGTATCAGCAGTATAAAGACCTATACACTAAGCAAGGACAGCTTGCAATGGAAGATACAATGGGGCAGGCAGCAGCCCTCACGGGAGGTTATGGTTCGACCTATTCACAGGCCGTAGGACAGCAGATGTACAATGCGTATCTGCAAAAGGTAACGGAGATGCTGCCCGAGTTCTACGACAGAGCATACGGCAAATATCGTGATGAAGGGCAGAATATGAAAGACCTCTATGGCATGTACATTGACCGCGATCAGGTCGATTTCCAGCGCTACCAGCAGGAAGTCGCGAATGCCGAAATGGCGTATCAGGCGGCTGCGGCTGCGGCAAGCATGGCATATCAGCAGCAGCAGGATAACATAAGCAATCTTGGCAACCTATATGGCCTCGTTTCCGGCGCGGATGCAACCGATTACGAGCGGTTCCTCAACAACTGGAACATGAACAACACGCTTGATCAGCAGGAATACAACAAGCTTATCGACAAGTGGAATCAGGACATGCAGCTGAGCGAGAGCAATTACAACAGGCGGCAGGATGCCCAGAAGCTTGCGCAGAGTCAGATTGACGCAATCATTGCGGCAGGCGGCACGCCCTCTCAGGCGCTTATAAGCACGGCAGGCTATGACCCGTCATATATCAACTCCCTCATGAGCTACTATCAGCAGCAGGCGGCGGCTCAGACGGCGGCACGAAGCGGCGGCTCAGGCGGCGGGGGAAATAGGTATCCGAGTGGCAAAGACTTCAAGGTAAACAAAGATGGAAGTATTTCAGTAAAAAAAGTTCGTCAGCTTAATTTTGACCCTGACGAAGGCATTTTCACATGGAACGGCAACAAATATAACAGTCTTAATTCGCTTGTCGATGCATGGAATAAAAACTCGAGTTTAACCGATGATGATATAAATGTTCTCAAACGAAAGCTTAAATCTCAGACAAATATCAGCTTGTAAGTTCAGCGAGGTTAAAGATGGCGAAGAAAATAAACCTTACAAAAGAGCAGATAGAGGCTGCTGCAAAAGCAGGGCGCGAAAAGACCGAAAAAGCCTATGCCCAGAAAGCACAGGCAATCGCCAAGGGTTACGGCACAAACAGTGCTAAATCAAAAGCCGGTGGGAATAGAGGACAGTTGCCCGGCGTGAGCGAAGTTCTTGCTCGTAACAACCCTGCGTTCGCTGCTTTGCAGCAAGCCGGGAACGCTAAAAAACTCACCAAGGGCAGCGACGCTATATCTTACGGCAAAAAAAGCAGCGAGCGCAAGCCGGGACAAATAAGCGCTTTGGGTGCAGGGGATTACGGCGCGTCAAAAACAACGAGATTTGACGCTACGGCGAACGCCGCGATATACAGCACGGTAGGCGCGTTTTCAAACCTTTTCGGTCTTTTGAAAGAAAAGGACGCACAGACAAAAGCACGAGATGCAGCGGACAGCGCAAGGCTCAAAGCCGGATATGACGCAATGCTCAACGGCGAGGACATAAACACGCGCGAGGGCGGTCTCAAGAGACAGCACGAGGACAGCAAAAAGGCTTTTGAACGCGGTTATGCAGCTCTTGCAGGAGCAGGGCAAAAGAATTTCGACACCGCCGATGAGCTTGCCGCACGCTCTAATGAGTATCAGCAGATGGCAAAAGAGGGCTTAGGCAAGTTCGGACAGGGCGTTGTTGACTTCGGCATTGCAGGCTTGCAGTTTGCCGGTGACGCGGCCATGAACGCCATTCTCCCCGGCTCAGGTCTTGTAGCAATGGGCATGAGAGCAGCAGGAAGCGGAGCACAGGAGGCAAGAAACAACGGCCTTGATATAAATGACCAGTTTACCTCCGGCCTCAAGAGCGCGGCAATCGAAGTGCTTACAGAGAAGCTTTTCGGCGCTGCTTCCAAAGTCGCATACGGCAAGGGCATTATCAGAAACGAGAGCCTTGTTAACGGCCTTGTAAACCGACTGGCAAAGACGGATAAAGGCCGCACGGCGCTCAAGGTCATTGTCGGCGCGAACGAAGAAGGCTTAGAGGAAGTCCTCTCGGATATCCTGAACCCTGTTGCAGACCGTGTGCTCAAGCTGGATGACGGCAAGGGCGATTGGTCTGACCTGGGCGAGGACATGGACGCAGAGCAGATGCTCGCGGACTACATCATCGGCAGCACTCTCGGACTTTTTGGCGCAGGAACAAATGTTATAAGCGGTCAGTATCGCGCCGAGAACGCGCAGCAGAGGGCGTATGAAAATTATCAGCGCGAGCTTGTAAACGCCGGACTTGCATCCGAACAGGGTTCTCAGGCACAGTTAACCGCCGAGGAATATCAGAACATCCTTGACAACAGCGTAAAGAGAGGCAACAGAAACCTGAGCGACAAGGAAACTGCCAACCTTGAACAGCTCATAACGGCTGAGAGAGATACACCGGTAGTGCGCAATGCTCTTGAGCGCAGCGGTACGCTTGTTGACGATAACACCGCATCGGTCATTGCCAAGGCCGCAAGCGGTCAAAAACTGACGAGAGCGGAACAGAGCATCATAGACAGCAACCCGGTAATGCAGCAGGCTGTGAATACCATGTCCGGGAGCGGCGCTGTTGCCAACATCCGTACAACGGCGGCAAAGAACAGTGTTGTTAACAGCATGGCAGAGCGCTATACGGTCTCCCCGGAGGTTATAAGCAGAACATACGATCTCGCCCCCGTCGAGTCTCCCGAGGCGTTTGAGATGGCGTTTGATGCTGTGTATCAGATGGGGCAGCAGGGCGCGAACAAAGAGTCGCTTACCAAAGTACCCGTGCTGAACCGCGCACAGGCGGAGATAGCCTATAACATGGGCGCTTCTACAACTCAGGCGGCGATTGACAATGCGGCTGTGCAAGGTGATAATGTAAGCACACAGGTAAACAACCAGATAAACACACAGGAGGTAAACGAGAATGGAATACGTCTACGCGACAGCAGCCAACGGCTTAACGGTCAGAATACCGAAGGACAAATACCCTCAGTGGAAAGAGGCACAGTCGAAGCTTACGCCGGAACAGATAGCGGCAGACAAAGCGGTTATAGCGCAGCTCAAGGCAAAGCTGGGCAAAAAGTAGTCTATAACGGCGTAGAGCAGGAAAACGTCTACTACTCCGGCGAGGACACCGAGAGCATGAAAAAAGGCCGTGAGCTTGCAAGAAGCTACGGCTATAATGTCACATATTTCGAGGGCGGCAATATCAAGGACAGCGGCGGCGAGTTCAGGGGCATGGTCGATACCGAGAGCAAGACCGTTATGGTGCGCTCAGACCATCCCGACATATCCGCAGAGCAGATAATGCGCCACGAGATGGGGCACGCGGCAATTGCACAGGGCGATATAAGCCTTGACGAGCTGCGAAGCGCCATGCTTTCAGACCTCTCGGAGAAAGAGCTTAACAGCGCTGTTGAGGTCTACAGGCACGCATACGGCGACACGATAAGCGAGGCCGAGGCGTTCGAGGAAATGTGCTGCGACGCGCTGGGCAGGATAAACATCTTTGCCGGAACGGAGCACGACAGCGCAGGCTACGGCAAGATGCAGGAAAGTTTCCGTAAACACACCGCCGAGGCCGCGAACAAAGGCAGAGCACCGCCGAAGAGCGGAGTGAAGTATTCGCTTGAACCGTATTCTAATCAGCAGATTGAAAATTGGAAGAGCAGCAAGCGAATAAATGTTTATGAAAATTCCGCACAATTAGACTTGTTCGTAAAGAGAGCTATAGAGGATAAGGGTTTTACCGGCAAAATGTTTTTTGGAGTTGTTGGCAATGATCTTGCAAATGCTATAGAAACTGCGACAGGCTATAATTTTACCGGGCGTAATGTTACTTTGCGTGCTGACCATGTCAGAAAAATATTCAAAGATCATGGTTCGATAAAAGCGGAAACAGCAAGAGGTCAGAGAGCAATTACAGCAAATGATTTCACACTAATCCCTGCTGTGATAAGTGAGCCTGAAAAAATAAAAAAATCTACTTACAATAATCGTCCCGCTGCCGAATTTATAAAAGTGATAGACGGCAGCAGAGTTACAGTTATTGCGGTAGATAGCGGTGGAAGTCTTGACTTGTATGTGCAAACCATGTATGCAAGCGCAAAAAAAGGAAGCATAGCCCGCATGGTCAATGCAAATGCCCTGACCAAAACGCCCGAGACGACTACGGGGACTGCTCCCAATACCAATATACCCAATACAAGCAAGAATGTCAACGAAAAATTTTCCCGAGAAGTAAAAAACGCTGAGGAATATTTCGGTACTACCTACAAAGTAAAAGAAGCCGGTTATATCTGCACAGACGGCAAAATGCTCGACTTTTCGGGTAGACACGAGGGAGCACCGGGCGGCTACAGGACAGTTGACCACCGCGACATAACTGATGCGCTCGGCGAAGATTACGGCGGCGAGGACTACAGCGGCGGCATGATAAAATTTATGAGCGAGGGCAATATTCGTGTTTCTCCTGAGAGCGGCGGCATAAATCTATCGGTCGCGCCGAACAAGGCACAGCGCAGTACACTCGACAGGTATATTTCTTCGTTCAGAGGTGAGGTCATACTCGACATAGACCGCACAAACGGTGACACTATTGCGTCAGTTGAGTATCCTAAATATACTCATTCTTCGGTCGTGTTCAAAGATATCGACGATTATTTTGACAAAGGCAAAATACCAGAGAAATTTTCCCGCGAGCCGGAGAGGCTCAACGAACTGAGGCGGCAGAACGAAACCATGCTCGCTCAGGCGACAAACGAGGACGCCGCAAACGAGAACGAGCGCGGCCTTATAAAGGACTATAAACGCCAGTATGACAAGGTCAGCGGCATTGCTGAAAAGCTTAACACGGCACGGCAGGAGTTGACTGCGGCAGAGAACGGCGGCGACAAAAACGCCATAGCGACAGCCCGAAATCGTTTTACCCTGCTTAGCAGAAAGTACGCAGAGGAACACAGAAAACTCAGCGATTATGTCAATATTAAGGCTTTGGACAATGTCCTTGCGAGGGTAAAGGATAGAACGGCAGAAAATCCGCTGCCTGAAGGCATGGGCGCGGCTTCGGCAGAGTTCACGGGCGAGGAAACAAGAGGCGAGCGCTGGGTAACTGAGGCTCAGGGCAAGGGAGACAGCGCACTGCACCCGATAAGCAAGGAGCAGGAGACAAATCTCGCCGAACAGCAGCACAGAGCGCCGCAGGAGATACCAAAGGAAGATCTGAACGGCAAGCTTACGAGCAAGCACGTTTCCACCATAGCCAACAGCGGCATGACACCGGCTGAATTCTCCGACGCACTGCGCGAGGACGCGGCACAGGGTAAATTCTCACACATAGCCTATTCCGACGAGGCAGCGCTCAAAAAGGCCGAAATCACGATAGAGGCTAACGGCTGGGAACAGGCTCTGGCGGATTACAAGGCGCAGATAAACGCCGGTAAGGTATCGAAGGACAATACCGTTATGGGTATTGCCCTTTACAACAATGCCGTCAACAGCGGAGACTACGTAACGGCGATGGACATTGCATCGCTCATGGTCAAAAACTCCACGAACACGGCGCAGTCCTTGCAGGCTATGCGCATTCTCAACAAGCTCTCGCCCGAATGCAGACTGTACCTCGCGGCAAAGTCGATAGAGAACATCGAGGAAGACCTCAACGAGCGGTACAAGGACAACAAAGCGGATATACATGTTGACAAAATTCTTTATGATGAGTATGCCAAGGCGCTCAGACAGGGCGACGAGGACGGCATAAAAACCGCGTGGGCGAACATAGAGCAGAGCGTAGCACAGCAGATAGATGCGACGTGGTACGAAAAGCTCAACAACTTCCGCTATCTCGCTATGCTGGGCAATCCGAGAACGCATGTCCGAAACATCGTGGGCAATGCATTCTTCGTGCCGGTCAGAGCAGTCAAAAACACCATAGCATACGGCCTTGAAAATCTCGCCGACAGCAAAGTAAACGGCGGCATAGAGCGCAGCAAATCCATACTCAACCGTAACAACGCAAATGACGTGGCGCTTATAAAATATGCAATGACCGATTATGAAGCGGTGCAGGAGACTATACTCTCGGGCGGCAAGTATGTCGATACATTTCAGGGCATCGACAAGCACAGGACGATATACAAGACCAAAATACTTGAGGCAGCACGCAAGGGCAACTCGGCAGCGCTCGACGCGGAGGACGCATGGTTTTGTAAACCTGCATACGCCAACGCGCTCGCGAAATGGTACAAGGCAAACGGCATAACCGCCGAACAGCTCAACACCGGCAAGGTACCCGAAAGCACGATAATAAAAGCTCAGGCCGTTGCGATAAAGGAAGCTCAGAAAGCGACTTACCGCGACACAAACAGATTTTCGGCAATGGTCAGCAGGCTCGGCAAGGTCGATAACAAGATCGCTTCCGCGCTGATAGAGGGCGTTTTGCCGTTCAAAAAAACACCGGCAAACATACTCGTGAGAGCAGTGGAATACTCGCCCGTAGGGCTTATAAAGTCGCTCGCCGTTGACACAAAGAAAGTCAAGGCGTATATAAACGGCGATGTAGAAAACGGAATGTCACCGGCACAGTTTATCGACAACATTTCCGCCGGGCTGACTGGCACTGCGCTTGTTGGCTTGGGTTTTCTTCTGGCATCGTGGGGATTATTCAGCGGCAGCCCAGGAGACGACGATAAACAAAACAAGTTTGACGAGCTGGGCGGAAGTCAAAACTATGCGCTTAACATAGGCGGCCTGAGCATCACGCTTGACTGGCTCGCGCCGGAAAGCATGCCGCTATTCGTGGGCGTTGAACTGTATAATTCGCTCAGCGGCAAAAGCGAGGATAACGGCTTCGTTCAGAACCTTATGAGTTCCGTCATGAGCCTCAGTACGCCGATGTTTGAAATGTCAATGCTTCAAAGCGTCAACGATCTGTTTGATAACCTTGCCTACATAAAGCAAGGACAGGGTTCGTTCAAAATCGTAACGAGCATGGCGACAAACTACATATCACAGTATTTCCCGACGCTGTTCGGGCAGGTCGAAAGAGCGTTTGGAGAAAATCAGCGAGAAACAACGTATATTGACCGCAACAGCAATGTCGGCTCTGAGCTGCAATATATGTGGGGCAAGATCGCCAACAAGATACCGCTTTATGATTTCAGCCAGATACCGTACATTGACGCATGGGGACGTACAGAGGAAACCGGCAACCTATTTGAGAGGGTGCTCAACAACTTTGTAAATCCGGCATACGTCAAGAAGGAGCGCAGCACCGAGATAGACGGCGAACTCAAACGGCTTTATGATCTGGGCGAAACCTCCGTATATCCCAGCCGCGCGAAAACAAACACAAAAATCAACGGCGAATATCTGACGGCTGAGGAATATGTGAAGTATGCAACAGTTAAGGGGCAAACCTCTTATGATCTGGCAACTAAGATAATAAACAGCAGTGCATATTCTCGCGCATCCGATGCCGAAAAGGCATACATGCTCAGTTATGTATACAAATACGCAGACCATATCGCTAAGTACGAAGTCAATGACGAGAGCAGCCTTGCGAAATGGGAAGCAGCAGCCTATAAGAGTTCAAACCCGGCGCAGGGGATAATCGACCATGCGCAGGAATATTATAAGCGCAAAGAGAACGACGAAAGTTAAAAAACATGCGGAGGTGGGGCTTAATAAGCCCTGCCTCCTTTTGTTATGCTGAAATCAAGAAGCAAAAAAGGAGGAAAAGCCTTTTGACAACAATCATGATCGGCAAAGCGCTGGCGACGGTGACGGAAAACGAAACCTTGACCAGCGGCATGATAAATGCAAAGATAAAATTCGAGTTTTCAGCCGATTGGCATTCGGGAATAAGCAGAACCGCGATATTCACGGCAGGCGACGTTACAAAGGTCGTGCTCGATTCGTATTGGGAAAACAACGTCTGCTCCATTCCGCAGGAATGCCTTGAGAAAAGCGACGAGATACTCATGGTCGGCGTGTACGGTGCTGACAACGCCAACACGGTCGCGATACCTACGGTGTGGGCGACGGTCGGCAAGATACGCAAGGGCTATGAGGGCTATGAGGACGTATCGACCGGCACACTGCCCATCTGGGCGCAGGTGCAGTCGGCGGCGGCACAGTCGGCACAGGCGGCAAAGGACGCGCAGACAGCGGCAGAAACCGCACAGGGCAAAGCCGAGGATGCGCAGAATGCCGCGGAGACGGCACAGGCAGCAGCCGAGACCGCACAGGGCAAAGCGGAAACCGCGCAGAGCAAGGCAGAGACCGCGCGAGATACCTCGAAAGCAGCACAGGCAGCAGCGCAGACCGCACAGGGCAAGGCTGAGACTGCACAGAGCAAAGCCGAAGATGCGCAGAGTGCCGCAGAGGCTTCCGCAACGGCGGCGGCAGAATACGAGAGCGGCGCAAAAAGCGCGGCGGCAACGGCGGCGGCAGGCGGCAATATGGCCAAGAGCTGGGCTGTAGGCGGCACGGGAACGCGCGAGGGCGAGGATACCGACAACGCGAAGTATTGGGCTAAAGCGGCTCAGGGCGCGGCAGGCGGCGGCGTGACGAGCTTCAACGGGCGCTCGGGCGCTGTCGTACCCAAGAGCGGCGACTACACGGCGGCAATGGTCGGAGCAGACTCGCAGGGCACGGCAGAGACAAAGGCGGCCGAGGTGCAATCAAACCTCAACGCCCACGCATCGGACACGGTCAAGCACGTCACGGCAGCGGAGCGGAGCACGTGGAACAGTAAGGAGACCGGCGGCGCGGCAGCTAATGTGCAATCAAACCTCAACGCCCACGCATCGGACACGGTCAAGCATGTTACGGCCGAGGAACGAGCGGTGTGGAACGCCAAAGTGGCCAAGAGCACTAAGGTCAACACAACGCTGTATGCGTCGAGCTGGAGTACGGCGAAGAAATACACCGTCAGCAACGCGAACATTACGGCGACATCGGCGGTCGAGCTTCTGCCGCCGTGCAGTACCACACGCGCTTGTTCGTTTTGTCTATGTACTGCTGCCCGACCGTTCCAACAGTCGATGCAGTCG